TAAAATACAATTTGATGTAGATAGATACCCTGTAACAGATTTTAAATTTGTACCTTACTCTACTATGGGAATCATGGCAAAAGAATTAGAAATGCAACAAATGGTGCAAATGTTACAAGCTATACCTAAGGATTCACCTGCATTTAATGTTATTTTATTGGCAATGTTCCAAAATTCTAGTATACATAACCGTGACCAGATTGTATTTAGCCTACAACAAGGGCAAGCACCTAATCCAGAGATGGAACAAATGCAACAAATGGGTATACAATTACAAGTACAACAGGCACAAGCTGAAATACAGAAAACTATGGCTGAAGCTGAAGAAGAAAAAGCAAAAGCTATTTTACATACAGCACAAGCAGGTTCATTACAGCCAACAGAAACAGATATGGTAAAAGAACAAGTGCAAATTGCTAAAATGAGTGCAGATGTACAAAGACAACAGTCTGAAACAGCAAGAAATCAACCAGAAGTAGAGCATTTAAAAAGTGAAACAATATTAAACCTAGCTAAAGCTAGAGCAGAAGGAACAAAGTCAGTTATTAATACTAGACCACAGTAA